CCATTCTTCAGAGGTTACAAGTTTTTTACATTCTTTAATAATGGCTATATCTATATCCCATTTATCTGCTAACCATTGTGCTCCTTTTTTTAAAAATCCTTTACGTGTTCTAAATTTTTCAATAATTTCATCTCTTGTCATTTAATATAAATTTAAGTTCATTAAAACTGTTTTCCTTAGATATTAAGTCAGATGGATCTTTAGACTCAAATGTTTTCGGTAAACAGATGTTATTTAAACCATACAAGTCACAGATTTTCTTAGCCATAGTTTGGCCAGGATTACCTAGTTTAGTAAAATCATTATCATATAAAATTTCTATTGTGTTGAATCTTTTTTTTAGCTCACTTATTAATTTTTTATCAGGTATTTGCATTTCACTTTGCATAGCTATCGAATGATAACCTGCAGCATGTAAACACATAACATCTTTAAGGGAAGAAGTAATTATAAGTCTCTCACCATTATTCGGGAGTTGGTTATATCCTTGCACGTCTGTTTTGTTTGTATTGCTTAACCACTTATTTTTTTCTTCATAAGGAGAATAGATTTTATATCGATTCTTAAATTTGAATGCATAAGTAATTGATTTACAAGTAAATCTATTATTATTTATCCAAAAATGACTTATTGGTTCGACCGCAAACTTAGTTAATATTTTTTTACTTACCAAATATTTACTCCAAAATTTTGCATCTTCTTTAGTCCACGGTCGCTTTTTCTTTCTAATTATAACTTCTGGTTTTATTAAATTAGGTTTATTTTTTTGTCTATATGCCATGTATCCCATGGTAAATTTAACTTCATTTGTATTAGCACTTAATCTTAAATTAAAATCACAATCAATAATTCGTAAAGCAGCAATAAAAGAACAACCATATTTATGTTTAACATAATTAAAACAATCAAAAACATGATCTGAATTACCAAAATCTTTATACAATAATTTACCATTATAACTAGTTATATAAACTGTAGGGGAATTGTCTTCTCTAAGTTCACTTTTAAACTTTTTACCTAATTCTTTAAAACTTGGTATATAATACATAAAAATGTCATACTCGGTAATTTTACCAAGTATGACACTAGTATGTAAATGATCATTGCTGTCTCTACTCTTAATAGGCATTAGAAAGGAAGATCGTCAGCTGTAACACTATTAGTCTTAGCAGGTTCTCCTGTCCAATCTTCATCTTCATTAATTGTATCAGGAGTAACTAGTGTAGCTGTAGCAACGTGTGTTCCCCATTTAAGATCTGCATTAAAGTCAGCATTAAATGATCCATAATCATCATTAAGCGCTTTAATAAATAAATCATCACGTTGAGGTTTTACTCTACCAAAGTATTTTGTATACACTTGTTGATATTTATCATCTTTTACACCAATAAGCACTCTAACTTCATTATTAGCTAAAGATTTAACTAATTCTTTAACTTCTGGTAAAGTTCCATTAGCTATTGCAGGCATAGTATCAAAATATACTTGATCTCCTGATGCTACGTTAGCCCATGCTTTAACAAAATTTATAAGAGTTTCTTCGCCTGTGAAAGCTTTACGCTCTCCTTCTTTCTTCCACCATTCGTATGTAGGTGCTTCTTCAGACCATGTAGATTGACCAATAGCATTCATCCATTGATGTTTACCATTTTGAGATACCTTTGGTTTATTTTGCATTAGTATTTCTAATTTAAAATTACCATCTTCATTAGATAACCAGAATACAATTTTATTATATTCTTCTCCACTAAATTCTACTTTATAATTAGGTTCTTGTTTAACATTAATATCCATTGCATGTAATTCCGCCATTGTTGGATTTACTGCCATAACTTTTACATTAGTTAAACCTGAATAGGTTTTAATTCCACCTACTACTTCTTCTGTACTTGCATTACTTTGTATTGCCATATTTATTGTTTTTTAATTGTTATTATAATTCGAACGTATCATCGTCCATTTCTAGTTCTTCTTCGTCGTCTGTGTTTTGTGCAGATTTTAATAAAGTTTCCTCTGGAGTTTCATATTCAGTAGGACTAAGCATTTCTACGACAGCTTTTTCTGCTTCTGCTAATGCTTCTTGAGCTTGTGTAGCTGAATCTATAGCGTCATCTATAGCATCTTCTAAAGTTACTTGATTAGGATCTACAGTAACTTCTTCTTCTGTAGTTGTAGTTATATCATCTACAAAGCTAAAAGATAAAGCTTTCTTTCTACTAGGTCTTCTACCTTTAAGAAATGGATGTTTAAACATTTCATCTACTTCCCATGGTTTAATACCATATTTAATAGCCATTTCTGACTTACTTATACCGTCTTTAAGATCTTGGTCGATCATAGAAACAGTAATCTTTTCAGGTGTTTCACCTGGCGTTACATTTGTTTTCATTTCAATCATTTTTAATTTGTTTAATTAATCTATATATATTTCTGACCATTTCATAGGCATGGTCTTACCCTTTAAGTGTGCACAACGTGAACCTGCAGTTATATCATCAAGAGAATCAAAACTAACCATAGTTTCTTCTCCTTCTCTGTAAATGTAACCAACAGCATCTGCGTTAGCGCATGTAATTTGTTTTATTTTACCTGTAAGGTCAAGGTCTTTAACTGCAACTTCTTTACCTTTCTTTTCTAGCATTTTATCTTTTAAGTGTCCTACTAGAATAATTTTGTCAGCAAGTAGATTTAATCTATCTATCCACTTTTTGTAAGCCATCCGCAAATATAAATAACCTGCGCCATTTGGCAATGATAAAATTGACATTCCTGGATTTTTTGTTTCAAAGTTTTTACCCATAGGAGTTTTCATATAAATTTTCTTACCTTCTTCTTCACACCACTCTTCTAATTTAGATATAGTGTCAATAGCAATATATTTATATGGCTTTCCTTCTTTTATAATTGTTCTGCCAACCTCAGCTAATTCTTTAAGGCTATTTACTTTAATTTTTAAAGCATCAATCATATCTGAACCGTTTTCTAAATCAATTATTAAACAGTCGTCTAATTGTGATAATACTGTAGTCTTCCCTATTTTAGGGGGACCATATATTATCATATTTTTAGGCGATTTACGGCTAGCCTTTACCTTTGTTTTTGGTAATTCCATTGTTTTATTCATTTTTAATCATTTTCGTACCAAACCGCATAGACTTTTACACCTCTGGGTTCACACATTAATATTCTTTTTTTTATTTTTGGTCCTTCTTGTTTGCCTTTTGGCCAATACTTTGGATTGCTGCTGTTCAGCTTTCTTTTTTTGCTCATAAGCTTCTATATTTTTTACAAGGTTATTATTATTTGTTTCAAGTACTTTACCTAATTGTGTAGTTATGTACATACCTATTACAATACCTACACCTATTATAATTATAAAATCCATATTATTTTTTTCTTTCGTTAATTGTAAATGTTGACATCTCTGCTTCATATGGTATCATACCAAGCAAACCGTCACGATTTTTTTCTACATGGCAAGCTAATAATTTAACAGGATCTTCACCACAATACATATCTGTTATTCCATACAAATCATGCGGTCTTTGTAGCATAATAACAACATGAGCATCTTGACCAATACTATCACCACCAAACAAATCTGTTAATAATGGTTGATACTGTGCTTTAGCACGATGTTCTTGCTCTATGTTACGATTTAGCTGAGATAATAATATATTTATAGTTCCCATTTTAGCTTGTAACCACATACATCCTTTAGATACTTCATTAAGTTTCTGTAATTCTTGATCTCTTTCACTTAATATTAATCTAGAGTGATCATACACATTAATAATAGTATGATCAGGATATTTATTTGTTACATTTATATTAGAATTTTTTATAAATTCCATATCTCTAGGTATATTATTAAAATAAATAGGATAATGCGCATATTTTAAAACTTCTTTCTTAAAAGCTTCATATGCATCTCTTTCTAATTTTTGCTCTACAGATAATAATTCACTTACTTGTTTACCAGATCCTTTTGAACCTGCCCTCATTATTTGCTGATAGCCAGGCATCTCAAAGCTCCAATATAATACAAGCAATTTTTTATTTTTATTATTATCTAATAAATCAAATATAAGCTGATTACTAAAAGCAGATTTACCTACACCTGGACGACCTGCTATAACATACATTTTACCTGGTTGTAAACCTCCAAGTAAATTTTTGTTAAGCCTAGCCCATTTAGTAGGATACACCTGTCTTCTACCTTGCATGCCATCTTGTACTTGATATAGAGAAGCGCTTATAGCTTTGTTAATACTCTTAAACCCTCCGTCTTTAAAGGGATCTTGTAATTCTTTTGGTAGTTGTTCTTCTGTCATTTTCATTTATATTTTCATACTTTTCCCAAGTATGGTTATTAATCCATGTTTCTAAATTTTGTAAGTACCCCAAGTTATCTTGTTGTACATTTAATTGTACTTTTAATAGTTTAATTACTCTATTATGTACATGTAATTTATTACCAACAACTTTTTTGTATCTGTTTTTGGCTTTTAAATTGGATTTAGCTTTAGGATCGACAGCGTGTAAAACTCTAACACCATTAGAACTACTAACTTTACTAGGATATATAGATAATAACTCTTCAAACATAGCATCAAAATTATTAGAAAACAAACTTCTAAATTTATTTGTTATTACTTTGTCCTTTATATATCCTTGAGATTCTAGTTTATTCCAATCAATGTTTAAGTTTAATTCTTCTAGGTATGTATAACCTTTTCTCAATTCTAAATAAAGTCCAATGTATTCGTCAGCAGATAAATTTGTTGTTTTTAATAATTCTAAGTCTATTTCTATTGTCATATCTATATATTTTAGGGTAGCCAATTTACGTTATTTAATGATTTTACAGCGTTTTTTAACCACTTTTCTTCCTGTGAGTTTTCAACATAAAGTATATATATTTTACCTACTTTATCTTCTTGAAATCTAATTAATCTACCTATACGTTGTATCATAGGAAGAGCCTTACTAGTAATACCACACATTATACCCATATTAGCATCAGGTATATCTAAACCTTGATTAAGAGCTTTAGTAGAACATAAAACATTTATTTTACCTGTTTTAAAATCTTTTATAGCTTGTTCTCTTTTTTTCTTAGTTATTTTAGAATGGTAAGAAGAAGATAAAGGACTAACAGATGCACACATTTGATCTGTAAAATCATTTGCACCACTAAATGCTAATATTTTACTATCTGTATTATTAAGAACTAGTTTTCTAAATTCTCCTATTTTATTACTAGCAAAATCTACAATCTTTTTACGTTCTCTTATAGCCCTGTAAAACATAACTGCACATTTCTTGTCTGCAGGGTGCGCATTTTTGTCCCCCATAATTCTTTTTGCTTCATCAAATGCATTAAACTGTCCAAGCTGGTATTTGTAGTAAACAAAAGAATTGTTTATCTTTTTGTAATCATCTTTCTCGGTAGCTGTTAATTGCACAGGTTTACAGTAAATATTATAAGGAGAAACTATACCTTTATCTACACATTGATCTAATGTAATTTTATACACTATAGGTGCTAAATCTTTTAATAACTCTTTATATTCATATTCTTCAGGAAGTGTAGCAGTCATACATAATAATCTATCCCATGCATTATTCTCAAAAAACTTACGATATTCAGGAGATAAGCCTAAATGTATTTCGTCACACAAAACTATATCATAATGAATATCTGTAAGTTTATAGGCACTTTGATAACAAAGAATATCAACGTTATCTAAGCAGCTTTCTAACCCCCATTTATGAAATTCTTCTGCAAATTGACTTTGAAGTTGAACTGTGGGAACTAAGATAAGCGCCTTACTAGAGCTATTATTACTAAGAACATGATCAATGGCCATAATACCACATCTGGATTTACCAAACCCAGTGCCGGCAATAATAGAACCAATATAATTATTCCTAGCCCATTGGTTAAGAGCCTTTCTTTGTTCTTCATCTCTAATTTTGTTTATTGACATAGTTATACTGCTTTCCATAATGTTACTGTTCTATTTGTTTGTTTATCAAAATAAGTACCATCAGCCATAACCATACCTTTGTTAACTAATTCTGTTACTCTACCTGTAACTCTATTTATATCCCAACCTAAAGCTTTAGCTATCATTCTATTTGTAGCCATACCTTTACTCTTTATCGCCCCATAAACGGTTTGCTGCTTCATTCCAATACTGGGCTGAATTTTCTTTAGTGAGTTTACTTGTGTTTTCCTTACTTTTCTCATAATCTTTTATTTTTATAAATTGTTCATGTATATCATTAGATTTATGATCGTAATCATATTTCCAATGACTTATTAATATTTTGTCTTGTTCAACTTTACCACTATATTTAAAATAGTTTTCAAATTGAATGTGGTTACTTTCCCACCTTTTTTTCCATTCTTGTTCTTGTTTACACTCTGCTATAAAAGCTTTTACTAATTCTTTATCACTTGCTCCCATATTTTTTTATTTTGTCTTCTATTATATGCGTTAGCATCTTTTTTTCTATTTGTTGTAATCTTCTTTTTTCTGCTAGTAACTCACCTAGCCTAATAAAGTCAGGATCGTTTAATAAATCATTTATTTGATTCTTTACTTTTTTAATACTTTTCTTTGCCATAATTATTTATTTTGTTTAGATTCTGTTAAATTGTCTATTTCTTTTTCTAGACTTTCTATTTCTGCTTTATTCATATAAAACATAATTGCTGCTCCAACAAATAAGCCTATAAATAGTATAAATGCTATTTGGCCTACTTGTAATACTTGACATTCTTCCATATTATTTTAATTTATATTTTTTAATTATTTCATTTCTTTTTTTTATTAAATCAGATTTTTTTGCTCTAGGTTTTTTAAACATAGGGTTATCTGCATACATTCCATCAGAATTACCCATTTTAGATATAGTATAATTTAACATTTTAACTATATTACTAGCTCTATCTTTTTTACCCATAATTACACTTGTTTTAATATTATTATTTTTCCCAACAATTGCTGACTGTTACTTCAGCTTTTAATAAACCATTAGTTACTATTTCATTAGCAGCTACCTCCATTATAATTTTCATGTTATGTGTCCATGCAGGTAAATACTCATTTTGACATATAGTATCTATTTGATCATGTACAGTCATAACTAACTTAACAGGAGCATTTTCTGTTTTAATATGATCACGCATTAATACTAAAGCACGTTTAGTCATATCTGCACTAGCTCCTTGTATAGGTGTATTTTTAGATGCACGCTCAATACTACCAAGCTCCATCATAGATGATTTATTATCCCATATTCTAGGATACCAATTAGTAAACCATCTCTTTCTATTATAAGGAGGAAATGTTTTAATATACCT